TCTTATTAAAATCAAAGGAGAGACTAATGGATGATTATGTGATGGGTAAATTACCCCAACTCAAGTTTCAAATAAATCTAATCATAGACAAAGTTAAGATATTAAGGACACAAGCACCTGGGGAAACCTTTGACGAGTGTAAATCTTTTCTGGATACCCACAAAGATATAATAATAGACCTTGAACAATTACTAGGAGAGATAGATGATTGCCTATAAACTATTTAAGGAACGAAAAGATGGTAGCATTGGTCCTCTCTTCATAGGTGCCAGTCAGAGAATACCTATTGGTGAGTGGCTACCGGCAGAAGATATTCCCACCAAAGGTTTTGCTCACAGACCAGGATGGCACACAGGAGTAGAGCCTAATGCTCCTCACCTCAAGCAGGGTGGTAACAGAGCTTGGTATGTAGTTGAAATTAAAGACTATACTATATTCAAACGTCCCTCTAATCAGGGTGGTGAATGGCTCATCGCCCAGTACATGAAAGTATTAAGGAGAGTAAAATGAGTATAGACGCAAGAGTAATGTCACATCTTGAAGACCTCTATGAAGATGCCCTAGAGATGGGGATGACTGAGGAGAAAGCCAAGGACTGGGCATGGGAGAAGCATATGGACTGGGCATATAAAAATGTAGAGACCTTAGAAAATGACTGAAGAAGAAAAACTAAATGAGTTTAGATTTGCTTTGTTTGAGTTGGTCGATAATTATGCTGGTGGAGGTGAGAAGATGCAACTATTCATGGTGGCTGGTTGTATGTTAAGTCATGCTATTAATCTCTATGTTACTACTCTTGGTAGTAGTTCAGCTATTAATTTACTGATATCTGCAATAGAAAGTGTAGAAAATGAAGATCATAAAAACAAACTTCATTAAATAATATTTAATTATGGGTTGTCAAATCATAACTTATCTGTTATAATTATATAGTGAGTGATATAAAAAAAATGATAAAATATTTTGGTGATAGTTTACCTTCTCCTATTAATTATCCTAAGACATTTAAGTATTATATTAAATTATATAAACACTTTAAAGAACTAGAAAAGAAAGGAAAGTAAATGGGTATCATTGAAGGTAAGGTCTGGGGTAGCACAGAACCTCTACTCCAATCCCCTGCCGTGGAAATACACCGCATTAAAGTAGAGCTAGGCGGCTATTGTTCAGAACATAAACACCAGTCCAAGATCAATGCTTTCTATGTAGTCTCTGGTGAGTTAGAGATACAAAGATGGAAGGACTATGGACTGTGTGATAGCACTCACTTGTTTGCTGGCGACATGTCTGTTGTACCGGCAGGTGAGGTACATAAATTCATAGCTCACCAACAAACCGAAGCCCTGGAAATTTATTGGACAGAGCTTAGACACTCTGATATTATCAGAGAAAATGTGGGCGGCACAAGCCCAACGGAAATACGAAAGATTGCATAAGGAGATTAAAATGAATATTATGTTACTATTGTTAAATATATTTAGTGGTGGATTGCTGTGGCTTTTATAGTTGCTCATATCGAAGACCCATTAGATATTCTTACTATTGATGTTATGCCTGATGACAGTGGTTTTAAAGTAAAAACTTTTGAGACTGAGGAGGATGCATATCACTATCTAAATTCTATAGACATGCATCCTCTAGGGCTATTTAATTCAGACATAGTAGTTGCGAGGCTACATTGAAATATTTATTCTTAATATTAATTATCTTTTTATTTATTAAACCTGTATGATAAACAATTTAAATTTATCACACAAATCGGCAAGCATTTATTTTTTATTGACCCCAGATAATTTTTGAGGTATAATATGAAACAGACCACAACAGAAATACTACATAAACATATCGAAGTTTTAAAACAGCAACTGGAGGAGTTAAAAGATGCCAACAGAGTGTTGCGAGAGAAACTATATGAGTTAAATTACAAGAAAGCTAACCAGGAGTGGGCTGAAAATGACTAATTTGTGGAAGAAAGAACGCAGACAAGCGTTTAATTATTTATTAAAACAGTACCTTCAAGAAGGCTACGATATCAAGGAAGCAAAATCATTAGCCAAGAAAGAGGTTGATGAAATCATGGCTGACAAAGAAGACTTTGTAGATAATTTATGGAAGGAGACTTACAGAGATGTCTAAGTGGAGAGTTGTTCTAAAAAAGAAACCATCAAATATTACTGTAGAAGAATTTAAAAGCAGGAAGGAGGCCGAAGAGGAAGTAGCTTGGCGAGAGAAACTCGCAACACATTTAAAAACTACATCTAAAAATCTTTACGAAATTCAAAAAATTAAGGAGACTTAAATGAGTGATGCTAAATGTATATCAAAGGGGCCATGTCCTAGCTGTGATTCAAGTGATGCGAATGCTCTGTATGATGACGGTCATTCCTACTGTTACAGTTGTGAAACTCGTTTTGATGAAGATAATAATTCAAAGGTTGTACCCATGACCAATACAAAAAGTCCTAGTCTTAAAACCAGTGGCGAGATATCTGCTATTGATGACCGACACATAGAACGAGACACTACTAGAACATTCAATGTTGAAATAATAAAATCTGGTAGTACAATTACCCATCATATCTATAAATATTTTGACTCAGATGGTAATCACATTGCCAACAAAATTAGAGAGGTTCAGGATAAAAAGTTCTGGTCTGAAGGAAATGTTGGTAAGTCTTTACTCTTTGGTGAAAATATATTTTCTGGTGGTGGTAAATATGTTACAGTCTGTGAGGGTGAGCTTGATGCTATGTCTGTCTTTCAGATGAATGGTAAGTACCCCACAGTATCAATAAAGAACGGTGCCGCATCAGCAGTTGAGAACTGTAAGAAAGCATTTAACTATCTGAATAAATTTGAAACCGTAGTTCTGTGCTTTGACAATGATGCTCCAGGTAAGAAGGCGGCACAGGCAGTAGCTCAAATCTTTGAACCCAACAAATGTAAAATCCTATCTCTAAATCTTAAAGATCCTAATGAGTATCTGAAGGTGGGTAAGCGTGAGAAGTTCATGCAAGAGTGGTGGAATGCTAAACCCTACACACCTGCCGGTATTATCAATCTTGCTGATCTGGGCGATAGTCTTTATGAAGAAGAGTATTGTGAAACCTGTCTATATCCTTGGCCTAAACTTAATGACAAGACCTATGGTATGCGAACTGGAGAACTGGTCTGCTTTACTAGCGGTGCCGGTATGGGCAAGTCAAGTATAATCAGAGAACTAATGTATCATATCATGAATAGTACCAAGGATAACATAGGCGTGTTGTGCATGGAAGAGAACACCAAGAACACAGCCTTTAATATTATGAGTGTGGAGGCCAACGCTAGACTTTATATTAGGGAAATACGAGAACAGTTTACCCAGACACAGCTTAAAGAATGGCAGTCCAAGACAATAGATTCTGGTAGGTTCCTTGCCTTCGATCACTTTGGTTCCATCTCTAACGATGAAATACTGGATCGTGTTAGGTACATGGCTAAAGCCAGAGACTGTAAGTGGATTTTCCTAGACCATCTCTCTATACTAGTGTCAGGAAACGAGGAGTTTGGAGATGAAAGAAAGTCTATTGATGTTCTAATGACCAAGTTAAGATCTCTAGTAGAAGAGACAGGCATTGCCCTGTTACTTGTCTCACACCTACGTAGACCATCAGGTGATAGAGGTCATGAGGATGGCAAGGAAGTATCTCTCTCGCACCTAAGAGGATCAGCCAGCATAGCACACCTGTCCGACAGTGTAATAGCCTTGGAAAGAAACCAACAGGCTGATGACGAAACTGATGCCAACACAACCACAATTCGGGTCTTAAAGAATAGATACACAGGAGACACAGGTATTGCATGTTACCTCTTCTATGATAAAAATACTGGCAGAATGAACCAGATTGATAATCCTTTTATGGAGAATGATGATGCCTAATAAAGATCCAGAAAAACAAAATGAGTATAGTAAAAAATACCGTCTAGAAAATAAAGAAAAAATAACTGAGTATGGAAAAAAATACTATCAAGAAAATAAAGAAAAAAGTACTGAGTCTTATAAAAAATACTATCAAGAAAATAAAGAAAAAATAAATGAACACAGTAAAGAATACTATCAAGAAAATAAAGAAAAAATAAATGAACAGACTAAACAATACCGTTTAGAAAATAAAGAAAAGTGGATGTGTAACACAAGTAAAGTAAGAGCTAAACAGAAGAACCTTCCTTTTAATCTTAGTACAGAATATCTTAAAGAAATATGGCCTGAAGATAACAAATGCCCAGCTTTAGGAATTACTATGAAGAAAGGAGATTTTTGTGTAACAGATCACTCTCCAACTTTAGATAGAATTATTCCTGAACTGGGGTATATAAAAGGAAATGTACAAGTTGTATCTGCTTTAGCTAATAGAATAATGTCTGATGCTACAGTAAATCAAGTTATGGCAGTAGCAAAACACTATGAAAAAATAACAAAGGAGTTAGAAAATGGTAAGAAAACCCTTCAGCAAAGATGAGTATGACAAAGCAGATAAGCCAGCAAAGAAACAAATGCTGGGCTGGTTGAGTCACAATATACCTGATCTTATAACTGATTCAAGAGAGAACTTTGGTTTTGATATAAGAGGCCAGCTAAATGGTGGCGCTACCAACCATTTCTATGAGGTTGAAGTAAAGTGGGGATGGGAAGGTGACTGGCCTGAACACTGGAAGGAATTACGCATTCCCTACAGAAAGAAAAGGCTGCTAGATAAATGGAAAAAGGATTTCAGAAATGCTGACCTGACCTTCGTTGTCTTTCGTAGTGACCTGAAGAAAGCATGGCATGTGCCAGGAGATGTTCTTCTTGAATCTGAAGTCAAGGAAGCATATAATAAAAACATAGCAAAGGGAGAAAAGTTTTATCATATTTTTACTGATTCAATTTACCAAGTGGATATGACTTATGACAACAGCGATAGTTGATATAGAAACAAATGGTCTTGATGACGCAACCAAGATACATTGTATTGTAGCAAGAGAAGAAGATTCTGGAAAGGAAAAAGTATGGATCAAGGAGCAGTGTGTAGATTTTGGTGAGTGGTCTAAGAAAATAAATAAATTTATTATGCACAATGGAATTAGTTTTGATGCTCCCCTTCTAAATAAATTTACAGGGTCTGTAATCAAAGCTGCCCAGATAAGGGATACTCTCTTAGAGTCACAGTTATTTAATCCCATCAGAGAGGGTGGTCATTCTCTTGAAGCCTGGGGAAAGAAACTAAAGTTTTTAAAGGGGGAGCATAAGGATTTCACAGTATTCACTAAAGAAATGCTACAGTATTGTAGGCGTGATACAGAACTCACTGGGAAGGTTGCTTCTACTTTGCTTGAAGAAGGCGAGAGATTTCCTTCCAGACCATATGAACTTGAAAGAAAAGTAAGACTTATTGTTGATCACCAGGAAAAGAATGGCTTTGCTTTTAATCTACCGGAAGCAATGATCTTATTGGCANNGTTGGAAGANGAACAATTTAATTTAGAGAAGCAGTCGCTTGAAATATTTCCACCNAAGATTTTCCAGCTTAAAACCAAGACAAAAGAAGAACCGTTTAATATTGCCAGCCGTAAACAGATTGCTGAAAGACTTATGGAGAAGGGGTGGAAGCCTACGAAGAAAACAGATAAGGGAAATATTATTATCAATGAAGAAGTTCTTGATAAAATTAAAATTAAAGAAGCTAAAATGTTTAGTCGGTACTTCCTTCTACAGAAACGTACAGGACTACTGAAGTCTTGGATAAAAGAATGCCAAGAGGATGGAAGAGTGAGGGGAAAGGTTCTTACTCTCAGGACTGTGACCGGCAGGATGGCGCACCACTCTCCCAATATGGCCCAGGTTCCCGCTGTTTATTCACCCTACGGTAAAGAATGTAGAAGTCTATGGACTGTCACTAATCCAGATACCCATG